GATTTATACTTAATTGGTCTTGTTGGTTATTAACAGAATAATTAATAGCTATATTAATTAAATTTTGGTCTGAGTATTTTTTTAGATCTATTGAGTTAATGATAATGTTAGGTACATAATTGTATATTTCATTTTCTAACCTAGCACTAACACTATCAAATGATGAATCTTGTTCAAAGATCATGGCTTTTAAGTCACCACCAAATGATGGATCAAAAAAACGTTCGCCTTTATTAGTTAGTATGTAATTAATTAAGTTGGCTTTAACTTGTTCTTTAGTGGTAAAAGTTTGGGTAAAAACCTCGTTAGTATTAAATAACACGCTTATACCGATTCCTCGTTTTTGACCGAGATCTTGCGGGTTAAAGTTGAATATAGGGCGATTATTTAGCATTATATACTACCGTTTTCTTTTAATTTACCCATTAAAGCACTAAAGTCAGGTACAGCATCTATCTGTACATGGGTAACATCACCTGCAGGGCGAGCAGATGCTAACATTTGATCAACACTTTCTACTACTATTGGTTCAGCACCTCCCATAGGTCCAAAATTAGGAGCCATAGATGAATTCATATTAGCTACAGATCTCCAATCACTACTTTGGTATGTTTCGTTGATTAGATCAGCTAATGGGTTACCTCCAGGTACAATCTGTTTAGAAGGTGTGTTTTTACTTGGAAGAATTGATTTAAGTGTTGTACTTGCTACGTTAGGTTTAGCGGGAGTTTTGGATTCTTTAACAGTTTCCTTTAACTCTATTGCTTCACTAAGCAAACCAATCTCCTCCTTAATTACATTTCGTAATTCTTCACGTATGATTTTACGTAAAACTTTGATAAATGAATCGGCTTTCATGTCTATAAATATTTCTATGTGTTAAGTATTTGTTTAAGTTCATTAAATAACGCATCCGGTTTAACGAATTTAGTAGGAGCTGTTTGAGCTATTTTCATTCCTGATACTTGCTCAGTAGCTACTGCTTGATAACTTTCATTGGCTAATCTTTCTATTGTTAAATAGTAATTGAGATATGTTTCAGTTATATTATTAGTACCAACATTACCCTGTAACGTACTTAATTTATCTGTTAGGTTATTATTAAGTTGTGGGTTATTAATTTGATTTTTATTACTATTAATTACTATAGCTAAACCATTTATAGCATCTAATATAGCTTGTAATTTAGTTTTAAATAAAGTTACAATCACGGCTAATGCGCTTACAATAGCTTGATAATCATCTACTTTTTTCTCAAGTTCTTTTATTTTATCTAGCTGAACTATAATTGTAGTTAAGTCAACACCTGCTGTAGGTTTAACACCACCAGGAGTAGGAGCCGCTAATTCAGCGGCTATTTTTACTAAACGAGCTTGTATAATTATTTTAGCAGCTTGAATACCTACTTTTAAAGCAGTTAAAGCAGTGTTAATAGTTGTAATTACTTTATCTAATGCTTTAATAGCTTCTTGTATTACAGTTAATGTATTTTGTAAACTAGTAACTTTATTATTAAAATTATCAGCGAATGCTTGATATGATGGGTCATCTTTAATAGGAGTAAAGATAATTTTTTTACCTTGTATTTCTACTTTACCTTTTTTCTTTAACTGGTTTATTACAGCGGCAATTAATTTATTTTTTATTTTCTCAGCACTAAATAATCCTTTAATAATTTTCTTTAGTATAGGAAGAAATAAAACAGATAATGCTGTTGAAGCAGCGCTTCCTACTGATTGTTTTTTTAGGTAATCAATTTTTTCAGTCGCTTGTTTTTTTAAATCATCAACTTGACCTTGAACTTTTTTAGCGGCATCTTGAGCATTCTTAGCGGTATTTGCTATTCCGCTTATAGGATTAGAATTAGCTAACCCTTTAAGTTTATCTGCTTGACTTGCAAAATTAGATATATTATTCATTACTGAGTATAGGTTAAGTCTGATTTAATATTATCAAGTTGGTCTTGTATATTTTGTAAAGCTCCATTTAACATTTCTGCACCTGTACTAGCTATATTGGGTATACGAGAAGCAGCTGTTACAAAAGTACTATAATCATTTATAGCTATTATTAGATTATTTATTATTTCAATCATTTCTTTTGAACGAACTACAGGAGTTAATTCTCTACCTTTACCTACAAGTTTAAATTCAATTCTAGGAGCATTAACTAAAAATTTATTATTCTCGCTATCTTCACCTTCAGGACCAATATCAAAATGAATACTTTCACCAACGCTTAAGCTGATGTACTTAGCGCTATTAAGAAATATATTTTCTGAGCGGGCATTAAATAATAATTGCCCAGAAGATAATTCTATTTTTTCACCGGTGTATTTTGAAGGATCTATCATCGATTAACTATTATTTTATATTTTTTACCTTCTTGAACTACATTATAAGTACCTGCGAATAATGGTTTTAATTCAGCTATAATACCATTTACTTTAGCGGCGTAATCAGCTCCAGTAGCATATGAAGGTGCTATTATATCTACTTGTTTTTCAGGAGTACCTTGTTCATCATACCCTTTATAGTAAGTTGGATTTTTTAATATTTTATTATGATCTTTAAATCCTTCAGCTACTGTCTTATAATGTCTAAAAGCACGTTTATATTTCCATAAACCATTTCCTGCGGACTGGTTATAATTTATTTCACCTATAGAGGTGTTTACTTTGTGGTTAGGACTACCTTCTTTTGTATCATATAATCCATAATCTCCTTTCCATCCTCCTCTTGTTATACCAAAGAAATTACCTGTATTAATAACACTTGCTCCATATCCACTTTCTAAAATAGCTTGAGCCATTGTCACTTCAGGGAAAACATAATCATTATCTGAAGAGTTTAAAGTTTCAGTTTTATATAAATCAAAAAACTGTTTTATTTTTTGTTTAGCATTACCTGATAGTTTTAATGATTTTGTTGTTATGCTATAAGATTTACCATTTTTTATTTCAACTCCATTGAAACTAACACCTGCTGTTACAATACCAATAATAGGAGCTATATCAAATGTTTGAATAAATTCTTGTTGGTCTTCTCTTTCAGGTAAAAACTCAATTTCCATTTCTCCTTCTTCTAGTTCTGTACTAATTATAGGTGTAGGTGTAGGAGTTGGTATAGGTGTTTCTTGGTTAGGTAAAGGGGTAGGGGAAGGTTGTGGTGTTAAAGAAGGATTAGGTTGAGTTATTAAGTTAGGATCTTTGTCTTGATTTAATTTTTCATCAAATGTTTGATAGTTTGTACTACCTAAAACAATAGGTTCTTGTTTAGGATTCTCATCTTTAGTTTTAATAGCTATATATGAACTATTATTTCCATTTACATTAATTGTACCTTGATAGTTTTGTTTTTGTAATTCTTGTTTTTCACTATCATTCATACCAGATACAAGGTATGTATTTCCATCATTATCTAAAATAACAGCATTTGATGAACGTCCTTCTACAGCTACATTACCCTCAGATACTTGTCTAAAATATTGAGCGTCTAAATACTTATCACTCATTATATACCAATTTGATTTTTCTTTATATCAGTAATAGATAATCCATTAACATCTGTTCCTGTATTTTCAACAGGTGTTGTTTCAAATGCACGGTTATCGTTTATATTATCCCAAAAACCAATAGGGTCATCATATTTAAGAGTATTATCAAATTGTCCTTTTTTGGTTGTAATACCAACAGCAGATGCTTTAACTAAAGGAACAATCTCACCTACAATAGGTAATCTAGTATTATAAGGTCGTAAAGGTTTAGCTTGACCTGTTTTTACACTTTTATTATTAATAGCTGATGGGGCTACATTGTTTTGTATTAATTCAAAATCTATACTTCGATCAGAATACACATTAACTACTCTTCCATATACAGGACCAGTAGAAGTAGAAGTAAAAGATGGCGATATAGGTGTATTATAACCCACATTATTAACACTAGCGTTACCTGTTACTATAGTATTCTCACGACCCATTATGCTTCAGCTTTTATAGGAGTGGTAATTTCATGGATAGAAGCAAATAACATTTCTTTATCTCTATCACTCAATAAACTTTCTTCTGATCCAGATGATGAAGATGAGGCACGTTGAACGATACCTGCCATTTTAATTAGATGTTCATCATTTTTGATAGATAATTCCATATACTCTTTTAATAAAGGAACAATCATCATAGCGTCACCTGGCTCTTGGATCATTGGTTTCAATTGATCAATGAGTGCGCCTATTTGTTTTTCTTTATTTTTAGAGTTAGCGTATATCTCTTTAAATAGGTCTGAAACGGTTTTACCCTTAAATATTTCTTGGTTAAAATCCATATTATTTTATATATAAATATGGATGTACAGAAGAGGTAAAGTTGTTATTTTGATCTAATATACCCATGCTCATAGTATTCATTAAACAATCTAACACGTAAAATGTCAAGACGTTTAATAATTTTAGTTATCTGCGGGGTAGTCGCGTCTGTTATTTCTTTAATGTATATATAAAGCGCTTTCTTATTGAAGATATCTATATTTTCACGTCTACGGAATAATTCTAAAATAGCATCAGCTATACGCGCGTCATTAGCTTTAGGAAATAAATCAAATATTTTATTATCAACATATTTAATATATTGATTCATAAATGAATTACTTGCCTCCTCCTGGTATAATTCAGGGCTATTATTTACTAGATCGATATAGATGGATTTATCTTCATCTATTGCTTCAACAGGTGCTTTATCTTTTAGCTTCTTGTAATTAGCATTGTTGTATAAAATAAGATAACGTTTAGCAATAGTACCAAAGTAAGAATATGCTTTACCTTTATCCTGGTTATATAGATGTAATTTTTCTAGTAAGAAAGCAACAACTTCATGTTGTAACTCAGGAATAGTATCTACTTCAGTATAATAAAACTTAAACGTATGAATAATATTTTCAGTTAGCTTATAAAAAGCATAATCAATACGTTCATTATATATTTTATTTCGTTCAGTAGGATCAGTACAAGCCAAATACTCAACGATAGCATTTTCAGTATCTTGAGTAAAATAATTAATGGATTGTTTTGGTTTGCGCTTACGGACAGTCCCCTTCTTAGTTAATAACACTTCTTCTTCACTCATCCTTATTTCGCTTTGAATTGATTAAGAGATTCTTGAATAATTTTTAAGTTATTAAAGAACGCTCCTATTTGATCATCTGTCTTAAAAGCTTGAGTCAACTCAGTTTGTGATAATATTCGTTCTGAGTCTTCAATGATTGATGAAAGACTTTCTAATTGGTATTTTTGTACAGCAGCAATTTCTTCAAGTTTTCTATTTTTTTGAAGTAAGTTCCAAATTATATATCCTATAATAGTACTTACCCATAGTATAATAGCTATAATTCCAAATATCATATTATATATTTTTCATTAATTCCGCTAATGCTGGATTGCTCATTTTTTTAAGTGCTTTCTGTTTATTAACGGAGTTAGTTAGTTTAAAATTATTTGTTTGTTTTTTAGGTTCTTCTTTCTTCTCACCAAGTAACTTAGGTAACCACTCTGTTTCAAATTCAATTCTAGCAGCCATTAAATCAGCTTGATGAAGAACAAATACAAGTGAAGTACGTGGTTTAGTTTCAGGACTAAAAGACATTAAGTATGGTTTATTAGAATCATCATATAACCCATCATGTAACTTAATAGCTAGCATTTCATTTTTAGTAGGTACAATACCTAAAGTATAAAGTAAATGTAAGCCACGATCAGGAACAGTCATATATTCAAGACGATCATTGAACATATAAGTCTCGTTTAATTTATCTCTTCTCCATTGATCTGTTTGTTCAATGTATGATGCTTGCTCTTCAGTACCAAATTTACCTAAGTCGTGGTTTAAGGCGGAAAATACGAGTTCCTCTATAGTGTATGTATCTACCATACCCATTTCTCTCCACACGTTATCTAGTTTTAAAGCAGCGTTAACCACGCGTAAAACATGGTCTATATACCCACCTGGAAAGCAGTTATGGTATTGAGCCTTATGTGAGGCCGGCATGAGAGCAAAACGTTCTTCATGTCGGGTGTAAAATTCAATTAATTTATTAGCCCGATCAGAAGAGATATATTCTTCAATAACATTAAGGAATGTATCCCAATTTTCTTTGATTTGTTCTGGAGTGAGCATAAGTGGTTAGTCTTGGTTATCGGAGTTAATTAAAGATTTAATTTCTTCAATTTTATCTTTTATGTCTACGATCATGTCTTTAGCAGCCATAAGTGTAGTGGCTGGGTTAGTAAGTGCGGAGTTAAATCCGTTTAGCATATTTTCTAGTTGTTCAAGTTTAGATATGCATAGGTCTTTGTATCTCATTATATATGTTGTTTAATTAATTGTATTGCTTGTGGAATAGTATCGAATGTATGAAGAGTAGGTGACGGCTCCAACTCTGTTGCTGGGAGGATAGTTATTACGTTTTGGTCATTCTCTAAAAAGATAATTGGGTAGTGCTCCGTCTTGAACTTCTTTTCTATATCGCTAGCGAACGAGTCAAACATTTCTACGTCTATCTCTTTATACTCTAATCCTTCTTTACTCAATTCACTTTTAAGCCACTTACATACGTCACAATAGCTTAATGTTAAAATTCTTATTTTCCTCATAACTTAGTAGAAGTTAGTGATCCTTTTGTATACTTCCAAGCCTTTCACGTGAAGCTTTCCGATTACTTTCAAATACATATACATATATACTACTCTTTAACATCAGTTTCCATATTCTTTATGTAAAGCGGCGAGCGATACTTACCACCTAGGTCATCTATAGCGTTTTGTACCGTAATAGAATCAACATGAAACATTTCTCTATTATCAGCTACACGATAAGAATCAAAATAATCATGTAATTCAGCCTCTAATAAATCAGCTCGCATACATTTATAGTCAAAAACAGGTATCCATGGTGTAGGAACACCTGTAGCTCTGTTAATTTCATGTACTCGCTGTGTAACACTAGTGGTAGTCATACCAATTTTAACCATACCTGGCATAGAGCCATTAACTAAAATATAAACATATTCTGGTTTACGTACCGCGCCACTAGCATCATATACTGCTTCTGCAAGGTAAATTACATCTTCCCACATTACTTTACCACTAGAATCATGACCTGGGTAATTAGGATCATCAGATAGAATAAGAGTATAATGAGTAGCACGACGAACAGCACGCCCAGATAACTTAATATAGTAATGAGCGTCATTAGGTGGGACAAATTTAAAATCTTGCTTAGCCATAGTATATAGGTATATATTGTTTACATATGAAAAATCGGATAAAAAGAGGATTTACCCAATTTGACACTAGGGCCAAAAAGGGTAAATCCAAAATCAATATTAAAAAAACTAAAATTCATTAATTACATCATCGGATATAAAACTAGCGTTGGTAGCCTTAATGATTAATGTACCGAGTACATAACCAATAGCATGACCAATTCCGAAACATGTAATAGCAACTGTTAGATAAGTGAGTAAAAGCATAACCATTTATTTAAGTGTTAATTAATCGTCTTCAAAATCATCAAAAGCATTTTTATCATACATGCCTGAGTCTATATCCATGATAAGTGAATCTATGTCTTTTAACGCGTCTTCTAATTTACTTCCAACAGCGTTATAAGCATCCACGTATAGTTGTTCACTGTTTGTGACTCTAATCTCATTATCAAAGTCGTCAAATATTTCTTGTAATTCGGTTCTTACTTCATGTAAGTATTGTACTAACTCGTTCATTCTAATTATTTTTACTAAATATATAAATGGGGTCTAGGATAAACAAACTTTTATAAAAATAGGTGTTATGTAGTGTTAGTGTGTGGTATGTATATAAGTATATATGCATCGATGCAGAAAGTTATTTACGATCTAAACTTATAACACATGCCGCGGTCCTCTAAAGTTCCCCGTGATGGACCTCTACTGTTTGGGGAGCGGATCCTCTACGGGTTCATATTTTTCTTTTTTTCCTTTATAGTTTTGTGTTGTTTCATTTCCACCGCGGATGGGGGTCGAAACCCCCTTCCTTGTTATGTTAAAATTTAACGTAACTCAGCTTCATACATCCTATTGGATAACCACACTGTAATGAATATCACCATACCTTGTAACGTGTACCCAAACCAGTTATAGGCTTCAAAATTAAACACACCACCCAATGTCACTATTCCCTCAACAAACATCATAACAAACAACCCAACAAATGAAACTGCGATGCGGTCTAATACTTGGTTGAACATACTTCTTTTTTTCATAACATTTAATTTTTAATTACTTAAAATTAGTAATTGAATTCGGGGTGAACAAATAAAGGGGGGGTGTTACCCCCCACATTATTATCCTTGGCCCTTAATGAATTGTTGAAATAGTTCACGTGTACGTTTTGCTTCTTCTCTTTGTT